GGCTGTTGCATCTCGATCAACCCGCCAGACTGCGTTGCATCTAACTCTCGCTCGACATCAAAGTTGTCACCAAGGACCTCACCTGCTGCAAGCTGATTGAGCAACGTTTCCTGGGTAATTGTGCCTGCGGTATAGAGCTGCAGCAGAGCTTGAATTTCTTGCGGCTCTAAGCGTGCGCCAACAAAGTCGCGATTGATAAACGCGCTACCAGCCTGCGGCTCCTGCATGTAGGCCGCATGGAAGCGTAAGCAGTTGTCCACCAAGTCTTGAACCTGCTGGGCCACCACCTGCATGGTGCTGTCACCTTGGCTGCGGTCGATCCGCTTGGCCTCGGCTGTTTCGGCTGAGAGCTTCTGGCCCAAGATGGCAGCCATGCCCAGAGTGTTGATCTGGTGCTCCAGCTGTTCTAGGCGTTTGAACTGCGCGTCGTAGCTGTTGCCCTGGGGCTCGATATAGCGGGCGTCCGAATCGGCAGGGAGGGCCATTGCTTCCCCTGGACCTGCGCTGATCTCCTCTGCCGCCTGGGGGAATCCAAACAGGGCTAACAGGGGGACAGCACTGATATGGAGAATATTATCTAAATCACTTTGAGTTTGATATGCCTTGAGGTTCAGCTCAGCGATGTCAGCCAACGGCGGGCGTGACTCAAGCAGGCCGATGCGGTTGGAATAGGCGACAGCAAACGGGATCTCGTCGAGGCTGGTCTGGCCCTCATCGACAATCTTGAAATCACCGTTGTCATCCTTCTGGTGGATTTCAAAAGCACCAGGGGTCAAAACACGGACCTGCTCGATCTGCTTCTGGCCGTAAAGACCTTCAGGAACCACGATCTGCTCATGCAGGCGCAGCTGGGTGAGCTTCTGCTGGCCATCGATAATTTCTGAGCGCCAGCCCAAGATGTCGCGTGGCGTCACCGCCACCCAGTACGGGCGGCCATTGTCACCAGCACGCGGCGCATCCACCAAGACACCGACGTGGCCGTATCTCAACATGCGGCGAGATGTCTCATACAAAAAGACATCGAGATTGTTGCCGGATAAATCAACATCAAACAGATGCTCTGTGATCACATCACTGACATCAGTGAGGCGCACAGGCTTGCGGGTCAACATGCCA